CAGGATTGGATTGTTTCTCTCCATACGCGCTGGAAGTTATAATTGATTAAATGATTTGGCTTTGCCAAATCCTGAATCAGAGTGCCTGATAGCTAATATAACTTTTTCAGTATTTAATAGTAAAGCCAAAAATGAGAGTGTCGACCCTAACAGTTAGTAGTTTGATTCCAATAGCTATTACTATTAAATTTTTGATTGCAACGTTAGCCACCGTTGCAATCAACCTGTGTTTTCGATACTACAAAACCGAAATTGTTAGTTTAATTGGAGTAGGTTTTGCTTCTAAATTAGAAAATGTGTTTCAATATTTATCTAATTTAGCGTTTGTATTGATTTTCCTATGGTATTTAATGTTATTTGTTTTATATATTTTTATTAATTGTTGTGACAAAAATTATTTAAAATTTAAGTATAGGAAATTTATTAAGTGGTGGTGGGTGAGATTAGGTTGGATTGATCAGCATAGGTTTGATAAATTTGCAAAAGGATGTTATGATGTAAATATGAAATATGCAAAGAATGCTATCAATAAATTTAACAAAGCCAAAGATTACGCAGATAAAGCAGTTGATTATGATAATAAATTAAGATTGCAAAAACAGAATAAGCGTAATTATGAAGATATACTCAGACAGAAATTGAATGTGATTAAGAAGAAACAAAAACAATTGGATGAATTAAATAAAGATAAAGATTATCTGTCTGAAATGTACAAATTGGAAAGTGAGCGCATACTCAAAGAGAAAAGTGAGAAAAAGATCAAAGATGCTCAGATAGTATATTTTAAAGATAAAGAATTGAATATAGATGATGGTTCATTACTACAAGAATTGGAAAAATATGAGGAATTATATGATAATTTAGAAATTGATATAGAAGATATGAAAATTGATATACAAAGGTTAAAAGAAGATGAACCACAATATGATATGATAGGTAAAGAAATAGAAATTAATAAAATGAAATTTGAAGTGGATGTACAATACAATCAATGCATACATACATATTATAGATATATAGATGAGAGTAAAAAGCTCATTGCAGTAGATTGGTTTTTAAAAATGGACAAAACTTATCAGGCGTTGTTGGAATATGGCAGTCTATATCCGAGTCACAAAAATAAAGTGTTCAAGGTATGGTTCTGGGCATATAAGAAAATAAGCATGAGGAGTTTAAAAAGATATGATAATAGGAAAGATATTCATAGTCACGGAGCACTACTTCATAATGATGCGTTATTATGGAAATATAAAATAGTAGAAATTAATTATAAGGGAGAAGTGAAAGAACGTAAATTAATAGTTTCAATGTCACTTGTTATGAATTTTGGAAGTACAAGAATAAATAGTAGGTTCCATGATTCTGATCAAGTTATGACTCTTGCATCAACAGCTGTAGGTATAAATAGTACCATTAATGTACCAAAAGACTTGATAATAAAAGGTCAGTGTGTATATGACAATTCGATTGAGATTCTTAAGCATATTCATCATACTAATGTATGGGTGAATAGAAGTTTGAATCCAACGGATTTTTAATTAAAGGAACAGTATTACTAATGTATGGTTATCGTCCAGCAGAAGTAGGAATATTACTAGCTGACAACGAACTTCCGGACCCATCCTTTGAGGTAATAAGAATTAAAGGTGGTTTCTATTATAATAAACGTAGACCGGTTAGACGTACATTAGGTTGCCATTATGTTGGAGCAACGTGTCCTGTTCCTGATTTTAATCACGGTCCTAGTCAAATAGCTGCAGCAGTGAAAAGAGTTGGTGCTAAAATGCCTCAAATTAATAAGGTTTTTTATAGAAAATTTAAGAGGTTTGTTAAGAGATTTATAAAGAAAGAGTTTAAGGATGATATTTTTAAAATAGACGAAAATTTTGATTTTGAAGAGTGGATTAGTAACGCACCGTATGAAGAGTATAGGAAAAATGAGTTGAGAAAAGTTTATAAAGAGAGTAGATATTCAAAAATAAGAATGGAAGTTGATTGTTTTGTAAAAGACGAAAGTTATCCAGATTGGAAACATGTGAGAAATATAATGAGTAGACATGATGAATATAAGTGTGAAATGGGACCATTTTTCAAAAAATTTGGAGATATATTATTTAAGAAAAAATGGTTCATTAAGAAAATACCTATCAATGATAGACCGGCATTTTTAGCCGAAAAATTTAAAGATTTGACAAAATTATTTTGCAATGATTTTTCACAATTTGAAGCCACATTTGTTAGACAATTAATGCAAATTGAATTGATGGTTTATGATTATTTATTGCAAAAAAATCCACATAAAAAGAGAATACATGATTTATTTGTTAGAGGAATAATGGGAGATAATAAATTAAAATTTAAAGAATGGTCCATGTCACTTAATAGTAAAAGGATGAGTGGTGAAATGAATACCTCGTGTGGCAATGGACTAATGAATTTATTGTTAATAATGTTTTTGTGTAAAGAAAAAGGAAATACAATAATAGAGACAATAATTGAGGGAGATGATAGTTTAACAGCAGTTGATAAAGAGCTGCCAACTTCAGAAGACTTTGAAAAATTAGGAGCAAAAGTTAAAATAGAAATACCTAGAAGTCTTTCTACTGCATCATTTTGTGGAAATGTTTTTGATGAAAATATACTTCATAATGTGGCTAATCCTTTGGAAGCGCTCGTATGTTTTGGATATTGTAAGTCAAAATATGTAACTGCAGGTGATCAAGTTTTGAAAAAATTATTAAGAGCAAAAAGTTTATCAATGCTATACTCATACCCAGGGTGCCCGATACTTAGAGAGTTAGCTGAATATGGACTCAGGGCTACTATTGATATAGATAATGAAGAGTGCATTGATTATATGTTACATAAAACAAGCTTGAATACGTATGATAGAGATTTTTGGAAAGAAATTAAGGATAGATTCAAACTATATGAATTTGATAAAATTAAAATAAATGATAAGACGAGACAACTGGTTGAGGAGATGTATAAAATTCCAATTAAATTGCAAATAGATTTCGAAGAATATTTAAAAACTTTGACCAATATACAACCATTGGTATATCCACAATTATTGATGTATATGCCAAAGCCTTGGATTGAGTATTATGATCGTTATTCAATAAAATTAACAATCACAAGAAATTTCCATAAAAAGGATTATTTTATATACTTTAGTGGAATAAAAACTAAGTATTATTTAAATCCGACTACAGTTGTATATGATCATTAATAATAAATAATGATAGGCCTTTCGGTCTATAGTGGCACTTAAATAATAAACACTTAAAACTGAAAGGCCTAGAGAGTGCGGGTATTTTAGGAATTTATTGCCAGTAAGTTTCAATGAAAGCTATAAAAGCAGAACAAACAATAGAAAAATGTGCCTTTCAAGCAGGTATTAGTCCACAAGCCAAAAATTGGTTAGATAGAGCATTGGACCCTTTTAAAGATATAGTACAATCCATTGAAGGATATCCAGATATGAATTGTGCCCCTTCTTGCGTGCAAGAAGTCAAAAAGCAGCTCACAATTGCAGCACCTTCTGCTGCATCATGGGACTGCAATATTTTCTTTAGTCAAACACCGTTGACTAAAAACTTGTATCTTACTACAAGAAATTATGGTACTCTCATACAATCAACACAGAGTGCCACACCTTACAAAGAGGGTGGAGTTATCGTAAGAAAAGCAACTGCAGGAACAACACTTGATATGACTACTACAACTGATTCTGTAGAACTTGGGCAGAATTATTACTCCAATTCAGAAACAAGAGTAATAGGATGGGCTTTTGAAGTGACAGATGTTACTTCTGAGCTATACCGTCAAGGAGCTGTTACAGTATGGCGATCACCATTAGTTACAGATCCAAATGATGCAACTACGTACACCTGTGTCTATGATACAGGTGCTACAGCTTGTGTTCCAACAGCATATGACATTGTAAGTATGGGATCAGTTCCCACTACTTCAGCTGATGCTTTGTTGTTGCCAAATTCACAACAATGGGATGCAAAAGAAGGATGTTATGTTGTTGCCATACAAGATGGACAAGATAACCCTGCTAGGACATATGGTTATAAGTTACTAATCAGGTTTGAATCACCTACAGTAGCTTATACTGAGCAAATCAATTCAACAGGGGTTGCAAAACAAATCTTTATTGCCGATGGACAAAAGGTGGATTTACCATTTATCCCAGGAGGAGCTTATTTCACTGGCCTAAATGCAAATTCAGTTTTGCAACTCACAGTTCGATATTATGTTGAAAGATTTCCAAGTAAAGATAATTTGGATTTGGTTGTTTTAGCTAGACCTTCCACTCCATATGACCCTAGAGCATTAGAAGTATATAGCAAGTTAGCATCACGATTACCCACTGGAACAAGAAAAAGAGATAATGGATTGGGTGATTGGATTAGTAGTATAGCCAGAGGAATCAGCAGTGTCGTTGGTGCATTTTCACCAATTGCAGGGGGAATTCTTGGTGCATCTGCAGGGATGCAGCAGTATTTTAATAATTTTGATACAACATCAGCAAGGAGCAATATGTCAAATTCAAGATGGACACATGAGAATCCTGGATTTGAGCAATATTCAAATACTCCAACTGCAAATAGAATTTCGCCTCCTGTCAATCCACCTATGCCAAAACAAGTTGTACAACAAGTCAGAATCAAAGATAACTCAAAAGAAAAAGAATTAATGAATCAAGTAGCACAATTAAAAATTGAAAATAAAAGATTAAAAATGATAGAAAAAGCTGAATTAAAACAAATACCTGTTAAGCAAGGACCATTTATGCCAAATGGAAAATTCAAAAGTAATAATAATAAAAAGAAATTAGCAAATCAGAAGTTTGTTTATGTAAACAGAACATAATATAAAAATTTAAATATTTTTGGGCCAGCACACACAATGAACATTGAGCAAGCCAAAGCTTATGTACAAAGAGTTGAACACAATCCAGATCTTCTTAAGGCGTCAACAACTTTGCAACTATATTTTGAAGCTATCAAGATATTACAGTCTGATAATACTCCTAGCAAAATTGAGCAACCACGACATAGCCCTGAACTATGTGAAAAATGCAAGTCCTTCTGTGATCAACAGATGGGTTTCACTATGGAACTACTCCGAATTAGAGATGCTCAGAATCTTATCCTGGAACAGGGACATGTGCTTGGAATTACAGACTCTGGTTTGATGAATAATATAGAGCAATTAATAGCAAATAATACTGAGCAAAGAAGAATAATTGGACAAATGAAAACTAATGAAAATAATAGATTAATGCATTTAGCAAATGTGTGAATGAGAGTGACGTCTCTTGCCTTGTTAGTCAATTTTGAATGTAATATATAAATATATATAATAAAATAAAAATAACTAAAAATTTTAAAAATAAAAATTTAAAACACTGAAGCATATAGTGTAAGGTCATTAGAAGTAAACTATATGTGGAGTTGCGTGGGTCTGTAGAGTTGACAAAATGACTATTGATCATCTTAGAGCAATGATACTTAACTGTAACATAGATAGGAATAACTGACTAAACTTTCGCTTGCGTGTGGTGAGGATCACACAGATCAAGAATATAGATTGAGGTCCGGAATTCATAGCACAGTTGGCTGCTGTCACTAGTTTTCCTGGTTATTTTGAAAATATGATGTCAAGTATTATCTTTAGGCGTATATACAGAATGCATGAACGAAAAATGTTTTAAC